AGACCAGAGAACTTGTCAGACTTGCAAACGAATCTGTGTCAGTTCAAACGTTTAGATTAAGACTTAGAGAATTGGTTTATCATGTATTGGAAACCACACAGATAGCAGAAACAGACCTAATGAAACGTGGAATGGTTAAGAGGTTTAATGAATCGCTTAATGTGGCAGAAAATATTACACGTTACAGGGAATTAATAAGAAAGATTGCAGATTCAATATCTATGTCAGAGACTACGCCAAAAACAAGAGGGTTAAAAAGATTAATTAGTGAATCTGTAAGCATAGCATTAACTGCGATAAAAGCAAGAGGTCTTATACGCAAAGTATCAGAAACTGTAACCGTTGGTCTTTCTGCATTTCAGAATATATTTCAGGATAATGTGTTTGGAAGCACAGTAAACGAGGTTACAAAAATATTAGGCAGGGTGAAGGTTGCTAATGAAACCACACAGATATCAGAAGCTACAAACTTTGCAAGAATTATAAAGAGATTGTTTGTAGAAAGTATCAGCATATCAACAGCAGTAGTTCCTACAAGAGTTTTAGTAAGACTTATAGCAGAATCCATATCTGTTCAGACATTTAGGCAAAGAATAAGAGTATTAAAGAGAGTTATTGCAGACAGTGTATCTTTATCAGAAGCAACAAACAAACTACGTGGAAGAGTAAAACGTGTTAATGAAACAGTGCAGGTAACTGTAAAGAGAATATTCCAGACTATATTCCAAACAAATGTATTCCAACAAGGTAGGGAATATGTCAAACTAATGACAATGATAAGGTTTAAGAGTGAAGACCAACGTATATCAGAGGGAACATTATTTAGAAGAGCAATAATAAGAAAGATTGCAGAAACAATACAATTAGTAGAGGCAAAGATAGCATTAAGAACACTAAGAAGAATATTGTCAGAGACCATACAGGTTGCTGAAGCATTTGTTAAACCCATGACATTATTAAAATTACAAAATGAATCTATATCCATACAAACATTCAGAGAAAAGTTAAGAGTTATTACTAGGGTTATATCAGAAACTGTAAACTATGCAGAGACTGTTAAAAGACTCAGAGGACTTGTGAGAATGGTCAACAGCACATTAAATATATTATCCACACAATTACATGCTTCTGGATTTGTAAGAACTGCACCAACAGACTCTATAAGTATTGCAGAGGTTACAGTTCCAGCAAGAGTATTAAAGAAGATTATTAGTGATACAGTTCAATCAGCAGAAGCATTCATAAAAGGAATAGGAAAGTTTGTCAATGAAACAATACAGGTATCTGAAGGAAAGATATACTTAAGGACATTGATCAGACATGTTGCAGAGTCCGTATCTGTTCAAACATTCAGGTTAAAACTTAGAATATTAAAGAGAGTGATAGCAGAATCTGTAAGCGTATCAGAAGGTAATGTATATCTCAGAACATTAATCAGACACATAGGTGAGAGTATAAGTATATCTACTGCATTCGCTTGGACACGTTCGTTAATAAGACACCTAGCAGAATCAGTTTCAATACAAGAGTTTAGAATAAAGCCACGGATTTTGTTAAAGATTATAGCAGAGACAATTAAAATTGCAAGGACTAGGTTACCAACATTCCAGAACTCTGTATTCCAACAGGGAACATTCCATACAGGCTACGAGACAATAGTTGTAAGAGGTCTTAGTAAACTTATAAACGAAAGCGTTAGTGTAAGTGAAGCATTTAGAAAAGCAGTATCAAGATTGTTTGCAGAGACTGTAAGAGTTGCAGAAGGCAAAGTGTTTACAAGAATATTAATCAGACATTTGGCAGAATCTATTTCAATACAGTCATTTAGGTTAAGCACCAGAGAACTAATAAAACTAATAGCAGAGTTTGCCAATATTGGTGAGGCTACAAACTTTGCAAGATCATTAAGAAAATTAGTTGCAGAAAGCGTATCAATACAGGCATTCAGAATAGGACTTAGAACACTAAGGAGAATAATCAACGAGTCTATAAGCATAACTGTGGGTGATCTTCCTTACAGAACATTACGAAGGCACATAGATGAGTCGGTTTCAATCCAGACATTCAGATTAAGAATAAGAGTGTTAATCAAACTATTGGAAGACAGTATAAGTATAAGCGAAACAACAAAGACAATACGTGGAAGAATCAAACGTATCAATGAATCAATAGAGGTTGGAGTAGGCAGGGTATTCCAGACCATATTCCAATCTGATGTGTTCCAACAGGGTAAGGAATATGTAAAGTTAATGACTTTGATAAGATTCAAGGCAGAGACAGAGAGTGTAAGCGAAGGACAGATTAAACTAAAGACAATAATAAGATTGATAGCAGACACAATAAACCTTGCAGATGGACTGGTTAAACTTAGAACACTTAGAAGAATAATAAATAATTCTGTAGGAATCACAGAGTCTATAATAAGACTAAAGACTATCATAAAATTAATACAAAACAGTATAAGTATATCTGAAAGTAAGGTAAGATTAAGAGTTCTAACAAGAATGGTTAACAACAGTGTTCAGATAGCAGAGTCTCTAGTAAGATTAAGAACGTTAAGAAGATTGGTAAACGAATCAGTTTCAGTCCAGACATTCAGACAAAAACTTAGAGCATTAAAGAGAGTGATAATAGAAAGCACAAGTATTGCTGAGAACTTTAGAATGAAGTTTGCAAGATCATTCACAGAAACAATACAGGTTGTAGAGGGTAAAGTATATCTCAGAACACTACTCAGACTTGTAGCAGAATCAATCAGTATAAGTGAATTAAAACTAAGAACAAGAGTATTGAACAGAATTATTAACAATACATTGAATGTTACAGAGACAGCAATAAAATTACGTGGATTGTTCAGAGTTATCAACAACTCATTAAGTATATCTGAAACATTGGTAAGATTAAGAACCCTTGGCAGAGTAATAAATGAATCTGTATCAGTTCAGACATTCAGACAGAAACTTCAGGCAATAAAGAGAGTGTTATCTGAAAGTGTTGCAATCAATGAAACAAGAATAAGAATAAGAAATGTAATAAAGAAAATAGCAGAGTCTGTAAGTATTGCAGAAGTTATTCTTCCAACAAGAGGATTGTTCAGAGTTATCAACAACAGTGTAAGTATATCAGAAGCTAAAGTTAGGTTAAGAGCAATACTAAGAATGGTAAATAACACCTTAAGTGTATCTGAAACCTTGTTTAAGTTTAAACATATAATTCCAAAGGTGAACGAAACAATACAATCATCTGAATTATTCCAGTTAAGATTTGTTATAATTCAACTCATAAACGAGTCAGTATCCATACAGACATTCAGGATAAGAATAAGGGTATTAATCAAGGTGTTTACAGAAAGCATAAGTGTGGTTGATTTGTTTGTTAAGAAATTACAAGACGGTGCAGTAAGAGTATCTAAGACATTAAAGATTCATGACAGGGATAAATCTGCCGATACCCATGATAGGTCTAAAACAGGCGAAGTATATGACAGATCTGAAACTGGAGAGACTCATGATAAGGACAAAAGCGTAAAAACTTATAAGCGTGGCGAGAATATAAAAGGTGAAGGATAATGTCTAGTATGAATATGGTAGGAAGAGCAACCGAATTTAGGGTAAAAGTGGGGAGTAGACCTACTTTGCAATTAACCATTACCAATGACGCAGGGACTGCAAAAGACCTGTCAAACACAGTCACATATGCTACTGGTAAATGGAAGGTTTGGAAGCCAGATGGAACACTTTTAGTAAACGGTAACATTACATATGTCACTAGAGCAAGTGGTATAATTAATTATACCCTAACATCAAGCGATACGGCAGCAGCAAATGCTGGAAATTGGTCTGGTGAAGTGGAATTAATAGACAGTTCTGCTGGAATATCAGAACAGACGAAAACTTTTAACTTCGTAATTGAGGAGAGTTATTGATGGCAGATATAAAAGTAGTAGCAAGTGGAACATGTGAAGAGTGTGGACATAGTCAAAAAGACCATGAAGGCAACACTATTTGTGATGTTTCAGGTTGCGATTGCACAAACATTGGTAGTTATTAGTCACGAGTAAGCCTTATATATGAGTGTATCTAAGGTATGTTATGTTAAAGTTAGAAGATATAAACAACGAAGTGTATTTCCAATTCAGGAGATCACAGGTGGAAGCCCTTGGAACTGAGAGGTTAGGTCAAATACATGTATCTGATTTAATAAAACCATGTATGAGAAATGTAATATACAAAAAAACTGAACCACATACAGGAGTAAGCACCGAAGATATAAAGTCATTATACTATGGTCAATGTGTCCATAATAATTCACAGATTGCAGATATTGATCATCATGAGATGTTCTTGGCTTATGACTATGTAAGAGATGAGGCAATAAAATATGAAGACGCTGTAAAAATACCATCTGATGACCCAAGACAATTAGATATTATATACGGAAGTATAGACGATTTAATCAAAGTAAAGGGTGAATGGGTTATAACTGACAAGAAAACAACTGGAAGTATAGATTACTTCAGCAAGGCTAGGTCAAAACCTAGTGAAAGTCATGTTGATCAAATCAATAGATATAGAGTATTATTAAAGAAATGTTATAATATAGACGCAGAACGTGGTGCTGTTATATATGTCTCTAACAAAGTCGAGTCTGACAAAAGAGACAAGCCTATAGTTATGTCTTTTAAACTAGACCCAGTAGAGTCAACTCTAAAAGATATGATAGAAAAATCCAGAGTTATCAAAGCCTCCTTAACCGAATTTACATTACCAGAAAGAACTAAATGTTTTCTCTGTGATGGTATGTGTCCATATGCAACAAAATGCTTCGGAGATAATAGGACACATTATGAAAAACCAGATTAAATATATATCACCAGAGTGTAAAACACACAGTCATTTTGGCTGTCCAGTAAACAGGCTATCAATTAAATGCCAATGTTTATGCCATAAATTGGTGGGAGAATGAAGATATATTTCCATGCCAATAACAAAGCAACCTTAAAATCATTGCAAGAATGTGGTGTGAAGAATGTTCTTGTTTCTCACAAGTATTCATATGCAAGTATAGGAACTTTTTCTGACTGTTTTGAAAACATATTTGTTGTTGCTGGATCTAACGATAACCCAGATAAATATCATGATTTTTTAAAGGAAAAAAAAGAATATTATAATTATGCAGCACAATACCACGTCCCAAACAACATGTTAAAAACCATAGAGTATTGGAAGAAAGAGTCTTCTAAAGGGTTAAATACCCTGCCTGTATTGGAAGAAGACTTTAACAAACACCTAAGCCAACTTAATCTGCCTGTTGGGTCAAGAATATGTGTTGGTAAAATGAAGGGAAGATATGACACAGAAGACTCTATTAAAAAACTTCCTACCAATAATAAATACCATGGTTTAGGCAAGGGAAAATACATCAACAAAAAGTCATTCGACAGTATTGACACAAGCCTGTGGATTTCAGCAGCCATGTCAAAGAAGTGTGATATTTGGGGTGATAATTCGATAATACCCATGACGTTTGGCGTGAACTACAAGGCATTTGAGCCAGTTCTTAAGCATTATTGTGAAAAAAACAGGGAATATATGGACATTGTGGGTATAAATATGCATGGTGTAGAGGTAAGACATTACTATACAATGCTTAAACTACCAATGGTTCTGTATTATATGCCTCTGTGTAAGCAATTAAAATGCTATTCAGATAACTTTATAAACTAAGAGGATTAATTGTTATATAATGGCAGACGATTTGTTTAAGATTAAGCCTGTTGGAGGTAAGAACATAGTAGTAGAAGACAAAAGAAAGACAGTATCACCTTTCAATTCTGCTAAACATTTCAAGGACGCAAACATTCCAGCATACTGTGACCAATGTATGTATAGGTCTGTTGACTCTGGTGGTAACGGCAAGTGTCCAAAATATGAAAAGGGTGCAGTCTGTTCAATAAGAGATGATTACATTAAAATAATTAACACATTAGACACAAGAAAACCAGATGACGTGAAGGCTATGCTGGATATGATAGCAAAAATATCATTTGAAAATGTTCTTATGGCATTAACTCAGGCTAAAATGGACGGAAACGTCCCAGACAGGAACACAAAAAGTGAAATTAATACCTTACTTGCAGTCATAAAGTCAATAAATGACCTGAATACCAAGGTAGTTGTAACCCAACAGACAGAACTTGATGAAAAAACTGGTGATATATCATCTATTTTTAAGCAGATAAAAGCACAGGGGGTTAGTGGCGATGTTAGATGATTGGTTCTGGTATCTTATGTGTGCTTGTTATTTTGTAGGTGGCAGCACTATCGGTTGGTGGTTTAATGAATTGAAGCACAAAAAGAGAAATAATGGAAAAAGGACTGGAACTGGCAGATGGGATTATCGAGACAGACATTTGGGCGATGACGGGGAGTATAAATAATGCCTAGACCAGATCAACAAACATTACAGGAAAGACAGGATTTTCTACAAACCATAGCAGAGTGTGCAGAAACTCCAAGTAAATTCAGCGAGATTTTCCTTGACCATGATGTATTTGATTATAATAAACAGTATGTGGATTGTAAAGATAGGTTCATTGTGTATCGGTCTGGAAGACAGGTGGGTAAAACCATGTCTACAGCAGTAAAAGCGATACACTTTGCATTCTTTGCACCACTTATGTTAAAGACTGTGAAGCGTGAATGCACAATAGTTATTGCAGCACCTACACAAAATCAGGCTGGCATCATGTTCGACAGGATTAGAAGCTTGATAGTTAATAATAAATTTCTTAAGGGATATGTAGTTAGAAACACACAGACAGAGATGTGGGTTAATTTTCTAGACAATACTGGAATGAGTAAGATAGTAACCAGAGCAACAGGTGAACATGGAACTACACTTAGGGGTTATTCACCTCATTGTATTATTGCAGACGAATGTTCTTTCATTAAGACAGATATACTAAGAGCATTCTTGCCTTCAGGTATGGCAACAGGTGCAAGGGTATGGTTAACAAGCACACCGTTTAGCAAATCGGGGTATTTTTACGAGGCATGTCAAAATTCAAAACTGAAAAACCCAGACGGGTTATGGACTGAGTTTCATGTAAAGTCTACCGATAACCCATTAGTCAGGGAAGACCCTACATTCTTAGAAGAAATAAAAAGACTTACAAGGGAAGAGTATGTCCAAGAAGTAGAGGGTGAATTTTTAGACATAGGTAATGCACTTATACCAAACAGTCTTCTTAGAGAGGCAGTTCGTGACAAGAAACCAGAGGGTAAAGTAAGTTACTATATGGGTGTTGATGTTGCACGTAGTGGAAGAGACGAAACTGTGTTTACAGTTATAGGTGTAGATCAAAATGATGAGGTTTATGTTGAAGATGTTTCTTCTGAAAAGCAGTCAAACGTGGTAGATGTATGTGGTAAGATAGGTGAGATGGTTAGAGATTATAGATTAGAAACAGTATTCATAGACGAAACTGGTTTGGGTGGTGGTCTGATTGACTTGGCAAGAGAGCAAGATATACCTGCAAGGGGAGTTGTTTTCTCATTACAAGAAAAGGCTTCGATGTATAAAAACCTAAGATTATTATTTGAGAACCATAAAATAACACTGAAGAAGGTGGATAAAATGGTGTATCAACTGTCATATTTAACGAGGGAATATACTGAGGGTGGTATCATGAAGATAAAGTCTGAAGAGCATGATGACTATCCAGATAGTCTGGTCTTGGCGTGTAGAGCAGTGACATCTGGCAACCAATGGCATGTATTAGACGTAGGAAAAGAGCTGCAAAAGGCTCTTTTTGGTTAAAAACTTTAAATACTGTAGTGTGTATACAATTATATGAAAACAGAGTCCAAGATTCCTAATATTGAACAGGAAATACCAGAGATAAAAGACGAGATAAAGAAACCTCAACCTAATAATACCCCAGATCATGTAGACTTGGAACTAAAGTCAGATTCACCACAAGATTTATGGGAAACATTCCTAGAAAGAAGAAAAACAGGTGCTACAACCGTAGGTCAAGGTGCTGGTAACGCACAATATGGCAACCCACATGAAACTGGTCATGAATCTGATTGGGATAAGGCTGTAGATTTAAAATGTTTTGTTGATTGTAAAGATGTGAAGGGTGGAGATAAGCAAACTTATATACCAAATGGAAGAAAAGAGAGTAAGGGCAATGAACACGAATAAGATAACTAACACAAAAATAGGCGATGACATACACTTTTATGTTAATGGAACGGAAGATCGTGGAATTGTCGTAAAAATGAACAATGACTACGTAACAGTTTTCAAGGAATCAACACAGGCATATGATGATATACATATAAATGACACATTTTTTATCAAGGATATTTTAGTTAACAAAGAATGGAATAAGATGGACGATATTGAAAGATATGATGCATTAAAAAAGATTCATGCACCTTCACCAAGATTTATTTCCAAGGTATGGGAAGACCTCCCAAAAGATATTAAAGAATTATTACAAAAAAACAATGCCATTGAAACCTCACACAAAGAAGGCAAGGACGATGATATGAATAACGTTAACACAAGAGAATTTGACAAAGCATTAAACAACAGAGGAAGACCAAATCCAAAAAATGTAGAAGGAAAGGTTACGGGAGAAACAGAAGAAAGTGCAGGTGGAGTAAAGGGAACAACTGATAGTAAACAAACCGATTCTGGAGAAATGGCTGAATCTGAAGATAAATATAGTAAGAACTCAGAACAAATAGTAAATCATGGTTTACCAGAAGCGTTTACAACTATTGATGAAAAGAAATTAGGAGCAGGAAGTAAAGGAGATAAGAATGTCACAGGACAAAATTATTTAACAGAAGGTGGTGGTGGCATAGGAGCTGGAGAACACAAACTAAGTGGAGAAGCTCTCGCTGCTCAACAATCTGCAAACTTTGATAAAAGACAAGGTAGGCAACAAGCAAGAGCACAACAAGCAAAGGACAAACCAAAAACAGATAAGAAAGTTACAGCAGGAATGAAAAAATTAAAGGCATGGCAATTATGGTTAGCAAAAAGAGAACAACAAGTTTTGAAAGATGATAAAGAAGATAAAAAATTTCAGGATACACAAGATCAAAAATTTCAGGGACAATCATCAGATGCAAGAATTGGGCATGATGGT